TCCTTGCAAAGGGTTTCGATATCTGCGAACTCGGCCACCGTAATCCGTGAGAGGTTGGGGTGGAATCCGTAGCGTTGGTCCAGCTCGATGATACGCTCGACGGGGTACTTGTCGTCATACTTGTCGAGGATGCCACCGATAACACCCCCTATGTGCTGTATGTCTTTCTGTTCCATCGCCATGACCTGAGCGCGGTCCAGGTGGCAAAGGATGCAGATGGTACGGACGACCTGCTCCATCTCGTCCCCTTCGGGTATCGCTTGGATTTGGAGGTACTGGTCGACGGTGATGTCGTACAGGTCCTCGGGTATTGTGATGGTCTTCTTCACGCTATCAAATAGACGAAAGGTAGGGACATAAAAAAAGGCCCCGGAGGGCCTGTCTGTGGGATTGGGTTTCCCTTAGTGACGATGCACCGTCATGTGGTACTTGCCCCAATGGAAGGAGAAGCATCCGGAACCATCGAGGGCCGCAGCTTCCGCAACTGCACACCGGGCCTCCTTGGGAGTAAGGGCAGCGTAGCCATTGTGCTTAGTGAGACCAACCAGCTGCATCTCTGCGCCGTTTGCGGTCAGGAAGTTGCTCACCGTTTGGGGAGCGGAATCACCGTACTGCGTGGTGATGAAGAAGGAGGAGGACTGGGCCATCACTCAGGGAGCTTCGGGGATGGGGATGGTGGGTTAGACTCCTTCCCTGTCCGAAGACATAGCAAATATACAACAATGTTTTGCATATCCAAACATCTACACAAAAAAAGTTTGTGTTCACGCTAAGAAGTAAGAACCAGACCGGGACGTGGTGAGCAGGTTGAGACAGACGTAACGGACCGCATCGATGCCGTGGTTGTCCTTATCGACCGGCCTGTTGAGGTTGCGCCCGTTCTTGTCCTGCTCCCATCGGTACGCCCGGAGTTCCTTCTGTAGGTGTGTACTCTCGGCGGTAACCAGCAGCTTGTGTCTTCTCATTATGTCGATTCCCTGACGGATCGAATCCGGTCCCTTGCGGGCGGGCTTGACGTTATGCCCCAGCCTGAACAGCTCCTCGATACTCTTCGGCTCGGCTGAGTCTGCGATGATGGTCTCGACATCCAGTTTGTCGAGTTCCTCCCCGATGTCCGGGTTCGTGAGTCCTGTCGAGTACAGGCGCTCGTGAAGTATGAGCGTATGCCCATCGAGGTAGACATCGATTACGGCTGTCGGGTCGTTGGTGAATCCAAAGTCGAGGCCCGTCCCTATGCGCTTCCCGGCTATCTCTCCAATCTCCCAAGTAAAGACGGCCGCCTGGTTGACGCCTCTCTCTCCGAGTCCGTAGATGCGCCAGTAATTCGGGTCGGCTTCCTTTAGGCGTTCAATCTCCTGAACCGTGGCCTTGTCGAGGTAGGGGTTGTCCTTGTATGTGGTGCGGAAGAAGGAGGCATCGTCGCGGGGTATGACGTCCTCGTAAATCCAATGATACTCATCGGAGGGGTTGAAGTCTATCAGTACCTTCTTTGTGGTCCGGAGTAGGAGCTGCCTCCAGTCTTCGAGACTGAGCTCATTCGCCTCGTTGATGAAGAGCACCTGTCGCTTCCTACCTCGGACCTTCTGCGGCTGGTCTACGCTGATGAACTCCACGAGGTTGCCGAAAAGGATGTAGTTGGCTTCGCTCTTGTTGTGGAAGTCGGGGTTGTAGATGTCTTCCCTTTCGAGGATTTCGAAGAAGTCCCTCATGGCCGTCGCCCTCAGTGCGGGGAATGTCTTGCGGGCTATGGTGATAACCGCCCCGGCGTTCTCGTTCTCGTAACAGAGCTCTACGATACTCTGAAGGATACTGTACGTCTTCCCCGATCGCGTCCCGCCTTGGTGGATTTGTATTCGGGTGTCGCACCCTTTGACGTGGTAGTAGGTGGCGGGCTGTTTCACAGGCTATCGAGGAACGCCGTGTGACTGTCGTAATACGTCCACCCTCCCTTGGTGTATCCCTTAGAATAATGGTGATAGACGTACCCGTTAATCTTGTAGCAGCCGGGACTCGCAACCGTGTAGGCGATACCGCGCTCCCGAAGCAATCCTTCCAGGACCTCTTTAGAGTGGCGGCGATATAGCTTGTCCGCCTTGCTCACGACACGTCCGATGTTGCTTCGGTAAACCACGAGAGCGGCTTCTTCTCTGCCACGGCTATCTCTTGACGCTCGACGTACCCGCGCTCCTTGCCCTTGGTCTTCAGGTAGAAGATGGTGGCGGCAGGGTTGCCGGAGTCTATCAGCTTGTGAAGTTTGCTCTCGGCGAAATCAAGGGCCACGTCGCCCAGCTCCTCGACAGCGGCCTTGTACTCCTCGTCCTCCATCCAGTTGTAATGCGTCTGTCGGGCGATGCCTACCACCTTACACGCTGAGGTAACAATTCCCAGAGACTTCTCCAGGGCTTGGATCATCGCTTTTTTTTGTGCGTCCATCTTTGTCTAATGTCGGGGGTCATATCCTGCGTCGTCCTTACCTGCGAAGACGGGCGTGATTGTCATGTCATACACGACCTCTTTGTACTTGGAGGCTATGCTACTACTTGCCGGTGTTCTTATGTGTCGGGAGAGCATCATCTGTGCGGCTTGCCTGCTGGAGACGTACCACACCTCTCTCTCGTCGTATTCGGGACAGGTAAAGACAGCCTTGTAGATTTCAGCCATACAGTGCCAAATATAGCAGGAGCGCGAAGATACCGAGGTAACCGTAGAAGGTGGCGCGGTAAGCGTAGTCGTTCATAGGTCGAGTTTATTCTTGTAGTGCTGGATGATGCGCTCTGTCTCGTGGCGATAGAACTCTTTGAATGTCCCTTGTTCTTCTATCTTCCAAACTTTGAAGAGTACGTTCCGGAGGCGTTGGCTTTGGCTCTTGGGTTCATCGTACAGGTCGAGCTCCACCGCGTCCAGCTCGTCGATTTCATCTTGGTTGATCTTCTCCTGTCCTCGGAAGTACACGATGCCAAAGGCGTCTACCATGCTGTCGATATCGGCTATCTCTCCGCTGGTCTTCTCTTGGGTGATAAACCGAAGCGAGACCGTCTTGTCTTTCCTGCGTTGGTATCCGTCCAACTGTGCTGCGGTGAGAATCTTCAAAACAGTTTCGGTTGCTTATTGGGGTCGTGGTAGGTCTCAAATTTAGCTGTTCGGATGATTTGTCCGTCCGGCCTGCGCTCCTCGTATCCTGTCTCCAGGTACTTCCTCCCGTCCCTCTCGACAATGTTCTGATATATCACCTGCTTACTCATGGAGGGCTTTAAATATCTGATACGCTACCTGTGGCACGATGGCGTTTCCGTATGCCTTTATTGACTCTCTTCGCCACTTTGGAAAGGTGATGCCGTCCAACCTTTTGGGAAGCCCATCATCTCCTCCACAAATTGGGGCGACAGTTGGGAAGTCTTGCCAGCCTTCGGGTCGTGCATTGCGTGGGCTAGTGTGTCTCTTTGTCGCTTTGGGTCTTTGCGTTTTACACCTCCTTTGTGGTCGTTGGCTAATGGCGTTGGAAGCATCTGCGCCGCTGCTCTGTCCTTTAACGTCAAACTGTAGCCCAGCGCGTTCGCTTTGCCGTCTTTGGGTTTCCTCGCTCCTCCTCCGTTCCCGTCCCATGCCACCGGCGTTGGTAGCCACGATCCAAACTCTTTCCCGGCGGTGCGGCGCGTTGACGCCTGCAGCAGGAAGTACGACCGGAAAGACTTCGTAGCCTTCACCTTCCAAGTCAGAACACACCGTGTCGAGAACCAGCCCGTCATTCCAACTAATGAGGCCGCGAACGTTCTCCGCCACGACGTAGGTGGGGCGAGCTTCTCGAATGATTCTAAACATCTCCGGCCAGAGATATCTATCGTCGGATGTCCCGGCCCGCTTTCCTGCTGCCGAAAAAGGCTGGCAGGGGAAGCCACCCGAAAGGACTCGTATACGTCCTCGAAACGGAGTTGCGTCAAAGGCTTTGACATCGTCGAAGGATTGGGATTCGGGGAAGTGATGGGCGAGGACTTGCCTACAGAACGGGTCGCGCTCGACGTGGAAGACGTTCTCCCATCCCATCCATTGGGCCGCGAGGTCAAAGCCTCCGATACCTGAGAAGAGTGAGCCATGGGTCATTCTCCAACATATGTCACTTGAAACATTCCGTCTTTCAGTCGGGTAACCTTATAAGGGCAAGAAGAGCGGCAAAATGTAGGCTTAGGAAATGCCAACCGGATCGCGTCCTTAATTGCCCACTGCGCCCAGCCCAAGCCGTCGCTCAATTCTTGCAGTGTATAAATGCCGTTTTCCATGCCGCTAATATACAACCACCCTTAGCAAATATGCAAATTAAAGTTTACCTTCTTCCCTCATAATCTTCTCGGCCCACCTTTTGCCGGCCTTTCCTCCCCATAGAAGATACGAAATTGTTCCGCAAGCCTTGGTATCTGATTCGTCATAATACTCCTCCGCGCGGCTTAGATATGAATACATCCGCTGTACGGTGTCGAAGGATACCCCCTCCCCTTTGGCGAGCTGTTGGGCGCGAACCTTGCCGACTTGGGTGGCGCACTTGTTGCCCACCTTCTCGTTGAGCTCGATGCCCCGCTTTGCGTTATTGCTTACCGCGTCGGGGTAGCTGGCCCACGTCTTCAATTCTACCTTCATCTTTTTTTACGATTGTACAACGGATAAAACCACACTCGTTTTGGTTGTCCGGTGTGAATGACTGCCTCGCCTGTCTCTACTGCTTCGCGTAGTGCGTAACTATATGCGCGGTCGATTGACAAGCTGCGCGGGTGATACTTTTCGCCGTTCCATTCGACCCACTTGGTCGGTGAGGTGGTACCCATCATGTCGAAATTCGCCGCCTTGTATATCGTTCCGACGTGGCCTTCTGTGAGGTCTGAGTATGACAAGACCCCGCGTGCTTGCGTGTTGCGCTTAATCCATTTAATGCCCTTGGCAAGAAACCAGCTTTCAGAGTTGCAAGGCATATCATCAAGACAAGCCATACGTCGGATGTCTATAGCCTGCGGATACTTCTCGGAGTGTCGTGGAGGACCTAAGACCATCCCGCCGGCGACGCGGTTCTCGTAGACCATAGCAAGGCACTGGGTAATACCTCCACCAATGCGGGCGCCTTTGTAGTGGTGCGCCGCGAATATGTCCCGAATATCTGAAAATTCGCACTCGACAACGTTTGCCTTCTCAACGTTTAAATGCTGTGCGGCTTCATGGTATGCTGCGCTGAACAGGTCTTTAAGTTGTGCAACTGTACTCATAAGCTCGTTGTAGTTGGTCGACCATCCGCTTGTTCTTGCCTGTGCAACTGCACGGCCTCTCCTTAGCGTTAAAGGTCCGATTAAAAATATCGTACATAGTCCGCGACTCGGCGCGGTTGAGTCTGCCGCTTTTGATAGCTGGCAGGAGCTCCTCGAAGGCGGTGACGTCGGTGGGGTCCATCTCCACATTACGGCCCGGAAAGAGCGCGTTTAGTTTGGCGCGGCGCTCATCGCATCCGCAGTCCTCTGCTACAGCGTGAACGAGTTTATCGATTCCCGTCGCCTTCGTCAGCTTTGCAATCTTGTCGCCGAGCCCCTTGGATTTCTTTTCTGACACGTCTTATCGTGGTGTAGAGTTTATGGCGGCTGATGCCCGTCGCCTCGGCAAATGAATCGAGGGTGTGCCCCTCTTCGAAATATATCGCAAACACCTCCGCGTCGAACCAAGGGAGGTCGGCCAGGCGCTCCTCGATATGGGTCAAGAGTTCGTCACGGTGGGCAGCTACGCCGTCCCCGTCCCACCAATCGACAATGTGCCGAGAGAACTTGCGGCGGCGCTCGATATCCTTCCTCCACTTGTAGTGATATCGGGAGGTTTTGGAGTTGTAGTTGTTGACCATGACACGAAGCACCCAGTACTTCATTTGGTCCCTTTCCAAGAGGCCGTCGATTGTGTCCTGTTTGGTTTGGTAGAGCTGAAGGATAACCTCATGCAAGAGGTCCGGCCCGTCCTTCCCTGCAATCCTATACGCGGCCTGCAAGAGGTCGTCGTAATTGCGGGAGAGGTATCCGTCCAGCGTCACAGCTTGCGTAGTCTGCGGTTGTACACGTCGATAAGCGCTTCCAGCTCCTCCGAGCTCCACTTCTTCGTTGTGTTGGATAGCTGCTCCACCTCCATCGCTGTCCCTTCCCCGTATACCCTGTCGAGGTGGCGGGCGAATTTAAATTGTTCGCCGCTTCGAAATCCGTTGCAGGATTTGCACTGGGGCTTGACGTTCATCTCATCCCACCGGGTCGAGAACTTGGCCCTGCTTTGAAAGTGTCCGGCGTCTACCGTCTTCCAGTGTTTGAACTGCCCGCAGGTAAAGCACTGCACGAATCCCCGATGGTCGGCGTCCTTGCTCCGCACCCACTGAGAGAATACCTTGTCGAGGCGGGCGATGAGCTTCTTGCGGGTCATACGAACAGGGCGAGGCATGACAACAACAATACGACGAGGTTGAAGAGTCGCACCTGGTTCTCCTGATAGTATTCCACCCCGACCTGTGCAAAGGTGAGGACGGCGATGGCGACGAGAATTCCGTGGATCATTCCGGGGGCTTGATTTGGCCGAGGTCGATAAGGTCCTCGACGGTTAGCAATATAGCCTTCCTTTCCTCTCGTGTGCCTGCGTGCCTCTGATAGGGGTCGTGTTCGGGTCGGTGCTTGCGTTCCAGAATCCTCTCCGCGCGGGTCTCTTCCCACTTGCGGCAACACTCCATCAGCTCGCCGAGCTTTAGGCGCCCGTACATGGGGCCGAACTTGTTCCTCTTGATGCCTTCAAAGACCAGCGCGAACTCCTCCAGCTTGAATGCGGGAAACTCCTCCATCAGCGCCCGCGCCGTCTCCTTCATCTCGTCGTCGTCCTGGATGGTCTTGGTGGCATCGACGAACTTTATGAGCCTTCCGAGCTCCGCAAGGAACCACGCCCGAACCATTTGGGGATTGAGGCGCAACGCCGTGCGGATATTGGTTCCCTCCTCCCACGCATTTTGAGGGGTCAAATTTCGACTATCTCCCTTTAGGAGTAGCTGAGTACTATCCGTTAGCGATAAAGTCCTTGAGGCCATCCGGAGTGAAGCCTGTGGGGTTAAATCCTTTTCTTCTTTCATTGCTTTGCTTGTTTCTCATTCGTGACAGCCAGCTCCGCGCCTTGGGTTTCCACTTCGCCATCGGCGTCCCGCTGACAATCCAGCCCGTGGACTCGTAGTG